CCCGACTACACCAGCGGCGCGTACATGGCGATCATGCGCCGCTCGGTAACCGCCGTCGCGGCCGGGACGTACAAGGTGCAGATGGAACTTTCCAACCCGGTCCTCACCGGCTTCCAGCCGGGCACCTTCCTCTCGCCTTCGCTGTGGAGTCAGAACATCGGCCAGGTGGTCACGCCCGCCACCGTGCCGGCCGACGCCGTCTCAGGCCAGCGCGTGCCACCCACCTTCCTGGCCTACGGTAACGGCTCAACGGCGCTCTTCACCGTCTCGACGCCCTACATCCCGGGCTCGCTCCTGGTCTACGTGGACGCACAGCCGGTCGAGCAGACCTCGATCGCCGAGACGGACCCGGCTGCGGGCACGTTCACGCTCGACTTCGCGGCGGCCGGAGCCGCAGGTTCCGTGACGGCCGAGGCTATAGCCGCTTCCTGGCAGGTGGCGTGATGCCTCACCCTACGCACCGCCACGACGAGGCGCACCGCGGACTCGTCCCGATTGACCAGCTCGCCTCCGGTACGCCGACGACGGGTATGGTCCCCGCGTACAGCGGGACGCTCGAGGCGGTGTGGACCTCGGTCGGCGGGGGCGCCTCAGACCTCGACGCCGTGCTGGCTCTGTCCGGCGGACAGGACATCGCTGACGCCCTAACTGGGGCCGCGTCCCCCAGCGTGAGCAACCCATTCGCCACGATGGCAGATACGACCGTGATCGGCAGCTCTCTACCGCTGACGGCCTTCGACGAGCACGATCTCCCCCACGGCTACGCGCTCACGAAGCAGGGCGTGGTCGTCGCTCGAGGCGGCTCGGGCGCCTGGAACGAGTCGCTCGTCGAGTCGCCCATGGTCTTCTGGCACCCCCGAGTCGGCAAGTACGTCATGGTCTGCGTCGGCTACACCGGGGCGCTCGGCTCACCCTCGGTCGGATCGATCGGCTGCCTCACGGCCGACGATCCGGAGAACGGACCCTGGACGCCCTACGCCTCCAACCCGTTCTTCGGCGCATCCGGCTCGGGTGCCGACTCGGCCGGAACGTCGGGGCCGTTCGTCTGGTACGAGGACGGCACCACGTACCTGGCCTATATCGGTCTGACGTCGGGTGGCTACGAGGGCGGCACCAAGAGGATCTGCGTCGCCCACTCGACCGACTGGCTGCCTGGGGTCAACTCGGGTACCTGGACGCGGGGGGGCGCGGTTATCTCACCGACCTCCGGCTGGCGGGCGTCTGCCATCTGGCACCCGAACATCGTCAAGCGCAACGGCGTCTACTACTGGTTCTTCAACGCCACCGGGACGACGGAGACCATCGGCTACGGGACCTCCACCAGCCCGCTCGGCCCGGTCACCGTCGACGACGCCAACTCCCCGATTATCTCGCCCGCCTCGGGCTGGGCGTCCTCGCACGTTGGCGATCCCTTCGTCTACCGGATCGGTGCGACGTGGTATCTCGTCGCCTACGGCTACGACAGCGTACACGCGGGAGACGGCGTCTGGTACACCCCCGACTCGCTCTTCCCGTTGGGATGGACGCCCTACAGCGGCAACCCGGTCCTGGCCCATGGAGCGCCGGCGTCCATCGACGCGGCCTTCGCCCACAAGCCGGCCATCTGGATCACGCCGACCGCCTACCTCCACTGGTACACGGCGGTCAACGATGGCAGCCCGGCCGTGCGTCAGATCGCACTTGCGAAGCAGGCGATCGCCGCGTCGTCGGGCGGCTCTGCCGGCGGCGATCTCGGCGGGAGCTACCCCAACCCGACGGTCGGAAGCCTGGCCCACGTCACGGCGGGGGGCGACCTTTCGGGCACGATGGACGCCCCGACCGTCGCCAAGGTCAACGGAGTCGCCGTTACCGGCACGCCCTCGGCTGGCCAGGTCCCAACAGCCACGAGCCCGACCGCGGCTACCTGGCAGACGCCCGCGGCGGGCGGATCGGGCATCTGGCGACCGCTCATGGACGGCGCCGGCGCTGTGATCGTGGACGGCGCGACCGGCGAAGCAATCATGGCCCTGAGTTGAGGTAACCCACATGACAGCGACAGTCGCCGGCATCCACATCGGCATCGACATCCACGCCAACCGGCCCGCGGCGAACACCGTCCCGGATGGCTCGCTCTACTCCTGCTCGACTCACGGCCTGATCTACAAGTCCAACTATGCCGGCAACTCCTGGTCGACCTGGGCGACGCTAGGAGGCGTTTCGCTATCGTCGGCAACACCGCTGGTCGAGTCGGGTGCAGGCTCGGCCGGCACGGGCACTGCGGCCAGCAAAGATGACCACGTGCACCCGGCGGCCGGAGGAGGCGGCGGCCTGGTCCTACCGATCGACGCCGCGGCGATCGCGGCGGTCGGCTCGGGTGATCTCTTCGCAGGCACGTCGCTCGATGGCGGGTGGTCAGACCTCCAGACGACGGCCGTGGATACCAAGGACCGCTCCCTGGCGGGCATCCTTACGATGAGGACCACTGGCAACACAGGAGGCGCGGACCGGGGCATCAAGCGGTCGTTCGCGCCGGCCGGCGATTTCTCGGTCTGGTGCAAGATACTCGGGCTGAACTTCGCCAGTTACTACCAGTGGGCCGGGTTGTTTGTAGGTGCCGCGGACCCCTCCAATGGGGGTTCAGGTCATCGCCTGGAGACGCACATCTTCTCGGGGAACACGGGGGCGGCCTGGAAGTTCACCAAGTTCGACGGCGGCAGTGAGACCTCGCTCTTCAGCACGGGCACTGTTGGCGGCATGGTGCTTACCACTGTCGGTATCGGTACGCCTTACTGGTTCAGGCTCCGGCGTGCCGGCTCGACTCTGTATTGCGGAGTCTCGGGCAACGGCGTGGACTGGTTTGAGTCCGCCACCACGACGACTATCGCCTTCACGGTGGCAACGTGCGGGCTCTACATCGCTGAAGCCACCGCCACGCTGCCGATGTACGGCGCGTTCAACTACATCGCCACGGCGGGCTAGAAGTAGCCCAACCACCAGCAAGCCGCGGACAACGCCGCCACGAAGATCCCGAAACCGATGAGGCCAGGCCACCCGCCCGGCCCGGTCAGTCTCGCTTTCACCGGCTCACCTCCGAATGATGGTGCTCCCTGGCACCACTCTGTGACAGCGAAGTGGCACGTAAGTCCGTCAGCCTATGGTGGCGCGGCTCGGAGGCCAACGTCCAGCCTTACTCGCGGCGCACCACGGGGGTACTCGATGAACGGCGGGAACGGTCCAGAGATCACGCTGCGCCGACTCATCCGCGAGCTTCTCGCCGAGGCCCTAGACGCTCGTCTAGGACCGCCTCGATCTCGGCTCGAACCGCCTCGCGTGTCCGGTCATCCAGGGTCGCGACCGGCCCTTCCCCGTCCATTGCTGCCAGCAGTTCGTGGCGCTTCACGCCGAGGGCATCCGCCAGAGCAGTGATCGTGGCCAGGTCGGGCTGGCCGACCCCATTGAAGAGCCGATAGATCGTTTCGGCGGAGACGCCTGAGCGCGATGCCAGGCCACGGATCCCGCCTTGCTTGCGCCCCCAGCGGGCCCTTACGAACGCCTCCAAGTAGCCTCCGCTGCTCCTGCCCCCGACTGTAACAAGCGTATTGACAGGTGCGGCATGGAGGCGTATAAGTGTGCGCAGCGGTTGGTCGGACGGATGAAGCATCTGTACGTACCAGCCTGACACTTCGGAGCCCACGTGGACCAACGATCTTCGACGGCCACCCTCGTCTCGGTCCTGGCAACGCAGGAGCGGACGGCCTCGTGGCTGGCTCGCAAGGCCGGCAAGTCGCCGAGCTACGTGACGCTCGTCATCCAAGGCAAGCGCCGCCCGAGCGACGACTTCAAGACCCGCGCCGCCGAGGCGCTGAGCGTGCCGGTCGCGGTGCTCTTCCCCGAGAGCGAGCGCTGACATGCCCCGCATCGTCGGCTTGCAGGTTGCGACCACGGACTCCGGCCGGTTCTGGCACTACACCGCGGATGGTCTGACCACCCTGTGCCGCCGCGCAGTCTTGCAGGTGCTCGTGACCGCCAGCGGCGCGGACTGTCGCATCTGCGAGACCCAGGCCGGTGAACGGCCGAAGGCGGCCCGCTGATGCCACGCCCTACTCCAGCCGTCAACCGCGCCATGGACGCGCAGGCCGCGCTTCACTCCCTGACCCGTGCCTGTGCCCCGCTCTGGACGGCCGCGCTCGCGTCGGGCTCCTGGTCCCTGATGAGCGAGAGCCACGCTCTGGCCGGGACGCTCCGGGCTGCCCGGACGCAACTGCGCCGCTTGACGGGCCAGCTCGACGCGATCTCCTGCCCGGACGGCCTCTCGGGCCGGAACCACGGGCGGGCCGCATGAACGAGCAGACGCTCGGCTTCCTCGTGGTTCTCGGCGCCTGCGCGGTCGTCGCCCTGGCGATCCTCCTCGTGGCGCTGGGCCTGACGGGCGTCGCCGAGCACCTCCGGCAGGCGATCCCATGAGGCTCGTGCGCTGGTTCGCCGCCGATCTCGGCGTGGCCGACCTCCGGCCCTCCTGGTCCGGCCTGGCCGCCCTCTTGGTCTTCTTCGGCTTCATCGCCGCCGTGTGGCTCGGAATGGTCGAAGCGGCATGATGCAGCTCTGCCTTCGATGCGGCCGCCACGAGCTGGCGGGCTCCTTCTGCAGTTTTTGCCGGACTGCCGAGTACGACCTGGCCGACCACGAGCATGGGCGGGACGACGGTAACGGCTGCCCGCTCGGCTCCCACCTCGACCCGCTCGATACGAGCGTAGGTCACATCCGCGCACACCTTGCCAAGCCGGCCGGCGACTGGCTCGGGCCGGTCGTAATCCGGCATCACCCCCGGACCGCCGGCTACACCGTCGCTTCCGACCCGGAAGCCCCCTCCTGGATGCGACGCCGGGTCGCGGAAACGCGGGTACACGCCGTTCCCGCCCCACAAGCCGGTAATCAGCCACCCGTCTCCGCCATCTAGCACCCGAGGTCCCGTCATGCCTCTCGCCGCCACCTACGAACCCGTCACCGAATCGCGCCTCCAGCCCGCCGACTGGGCGCGCGTCGCGACGCAACTGGACCTCCTGGCCGACTCGCTGGAGGCGAGCGACCCCTACATCGCAGATGCATATCGGAGAAACGCTGCCCTGATCAGGGCTGAGCACTTCGCCGGAATCCTGAGAGACCTGGAGAAGGAAGAGCAGTCATGAAGTGCCAGGCCCGTCTGCGCCCGCACATGGTCAACGGTCCCGCCGGCTGGCCGGAGTACGAGTACCGCGGCACCTGCCGCCAGGTCGTGGGTATCCGCTCCTTCTGGGACGTGCTCAACGTCCAGCGGTCCTACTGCGCCCTCCCCGGCCACAAGGCCGACGTGGACGAACAGGCGCGACTCGCCGAACTGGCCGAACGGGTCAGACACGACACGGAGCGCGAGGCCCGGCCGGTCTGCAACGACCGGGCGGAGTTGCTGAGCGTGCGGCCTGAGCTGAGGCGGTACCTGTGAACGCACCTACCGCTCTTGCTGTTCGCCAAGGCAGCCCCGAGTGGGAGGCCGAGCGCGTCAACGGCCTGGGCGCTTCGGACATGCCAATCGTCGTCGGCGAGAAGGATGGCCTGCTCGCGCTCTGGGCCGTGAAGGCTGGCCTGATGGAGCCGGAGCCGATCGACGAGCAGACAGCCAAGCTCTTCCGCGTCGGCCACCTCATGGAGCCGGTCATCGCGCAGCTCTACACCGAGGAAACCGGCCGGCCGTTGCGCCGCGTCAACCGGATGCTCCAGAGCCGTGAATGGCCGGTTGCCCGCGCCTCGATCGACCGCGAGTCTGCGGTCAAGGGCGAGCGGCGCGCTGTCGAGCTGAAGAACACCCGTAGTCCGCGCTGGGGCGACTTCTCCGCTGTCCCGGGCGACGTACAGGTTCAGTGCCAGTGGCAGATGTACGTCGGGGGCTACGAGGTCGTCGACGTCGGCGTGCTCGGCTACGGGTCCAGTCCGCATGTGCTCGAGGTCCCGCGCGACGATGCCTGGATCGCTGACCTGCTCTACCTGGCCCGCGAGTTCTGGGGCTACGTCCAGGCCAAGACACGCCCGCCCATCGATGGCAGCGAATCGACCCGCCGTGCGCTGGTCAGGCTGCACCCGGCGGACGACGGCACGATGCTGCCCTCCGCCCCCGAGTTCGTGGACCTGGCCCGCCAGCTCGTCGCCGCCAAGGCCGCGGCCAAGGCCGCAGAGGATGCCGAGGGCTCGATCTCCAACGCCATCCGGGCCCTGCTTGGCGACGCGGCAGGCGTCGAGGGCTGCTTCACCTATCGCAAGAACAAGGACAGCCTGCGGATCAACTGGCCGGCGGTCGCCAACTCGTACCGCCAACTCCTGGTGCAGCAGGGTGCCTCGGAAGAGACGCTCGACACGCTGCAGTCCATCCATTCCGAGACCTCCGGGGGCGCTCGCGTCCTGCGGACTGTCTACAAGGAGAGTGCATCGTGACCGACCAGACAACCGCTCTCGCGCTGCCATCGAGCGGCGGCGAGATGACTTCGGCGACCATCCTGCGTGGGCTCCAGACCGTCAAGAACGTGCTCGCGCCGGATCTGTCCGATGACGAGCTCAAGCTCTTCGCGATGGTGGCGGCCCGCTCGGGGCTCGACCCGTTCGCCAAGCAGGTCTATGCCGTCAAGCGCAAGGGCCGCGTCACCTTCCAGACCGGGATCGACGGCTATCGCTCGATCGCCGCCCGGACCGGCATGTACGACGGCCAGGACGAGCCGGAATTCGGGCCCTGGATCGAGAAGCCCTTCGGGCATCCCGAGTTCTGCGTGGTGCGCGTACACCGCAAGGGTGTCGAGCATCCGATCTCGGCCACGGCCTATTGGGACGAGTACAAGCCCCAGGACAACGACTTCATGTGGCAGCGGATGCCGCGGGTGATGCTCGCCAAGGTGGCCGAGGCGCTCGCGCTTCGCAAAGCCTTCCCCTACGACCCGGACGCCAAGCACGGCATCGGTGCCGACCTCTACACCACCGAAGAGATGACGCAGGCGGACCGGGGCACCTCGGCTCCGGTCGTACCGCAACCGACAGCCCGTGAACGTGTCGCCATGCGGCGCAAGGCCACTGAGGACACCTTCGCGGCGAAGGCTGAGCCCGTTGCCGTCACCGACTCCGGCGCGCCAGTCGACGCCGATGGCGTGATCGAGGCTGACTTCACCGACCCAGAGCCCGAGCAGCCGGCCGGCATGTCGCGCGAGGAGTTCGTGCGGCGCCTCGGCACGATCGACAAGAAGCTCGCCGACGTCGACCGCGCGGCCGTCGCACGCATCACGCAAGGCGAGCGCACCAAGCCATCCGAACTGCTGCCGGCCGACTGGCTCGCGCTGGCGGTCGAGATGGGGCTCGCATAGCACAGAGAAGGAGCATCCGTCATGGCAAGAGCGTTCCGTGCCGCCCGCAAGGCCAAGGAGCCTGCGGCGCCAGTCGTCTACGAGATCAGCGGCGAGATCGAGACGGTCATGCACCGCCTCATCCGCCTCAACACGGTCCAGTTCAGCTGGGCCAACAACTTCAAGCTCGGCGCCGTCATCGTCCGCGGCGCCAAGCCCAAGGAGCACGGCGGCTGCGTGGTCCTGGCCCGCTTCGTCAAGGTCCCCCCGCTCTGGCACGGCCTGACCGGGTACGACGCCCTCATCCGGGTCGAGGAGTGGGCCTGGAAGCGCCTGGCCGCCAGCCAGCAGGAAGCCCTGGTGACTCACGAGCTCTGCCACGGCTCGATGTCCGAGAAGGGCGCGCTCCGCGTCATGAAACACGATCTCGAAGAGTTTGGCTTCGTCGTCCGCAAGTACGGCGCCTGGCAGGAGGAGATCGCTCTCTTCGACAAGCAGCTCTCGATGTTCGATCCCGGCCTGGGCACTGCCGGCAACGAGGGCACGCAGAACGTCATCCCGTTCGCACCGCCCGTAGCCACCTCCGACGAGCCGGAGGCTGAAGACCCGAACCCGATCGATGACACGCCTCCAGGCAGCGACGACGACTCCGAAGAGCCGGAAGGCTGACCGATGTACCGCCCCTGGGGCCCTAAGCCCCGCGATTCCTCCATGCCCGGCGGAGATTCCCCCCTCTCCGCCGGGCACCCTTCGGCCACCCTGGCCGCTGAGTACCGCCTCGCCCGCCGGGCCCAGCACGCGGCCATCATCGCGAAGGCTCGCAAGCGCAGCGAGTGGGCCAACTCCTGGGCGGCCTACCGCTACCAGGAGTTCGGCGATCTGCTGCCGCTGCTCGACCATGAGCGGCAGGCGGACTTCATGGATCCGGAGAGCCCGATGGGGCTCTGGCCCGGCGTGAAAGAGGACGCGCTCGACACGCTGCCCTCGATCGCCAGCCTGCTGCACCTCCATGCGCAGATGCGCCGAAGGGGTGGGGGATGAGCACCACCGCCACGCGCCTCCCGCTCGCCGAGGCCCGGCATCACGCCAACGCTATCTGGGGCCAGCTGGATCCGCACTGCGAACGCCTCACCATCGCCGGGTCGATCCGGCGCGGCACGACCGACGTGGGCGACATCGAGCTCGTGGCCATCCCGCGATTCCGCGAAGAGCCGTCGAGCCTGTGGGGCGACACGAGCCGCGTCTCCATGCTCTCCGCCGTCTTGGCGCGCGAAGAGGCGGCGGGCGAACTCGAGCGGCTGTCCGGCGGCGATCGCTACGTCAAGCTGCGCCACGTCCGCTCGGGGATGCAGGTGGACCTCTTCATCACCACGCCGGAATCCTGGGGCCTGATCCTGCTGATCCGGACCGGGCCGGCCGACTACAGCCAGTGGCTCGTCACCGAGGCTCGCCGGCGCGGGCTGCATGTCGTCGGCAGCCACCTGCACAACGGCCTGGGCATCCCCGGGCGCTCTGACTGCGCCTGCAAGACGATCCCGACGCCGACCGAGGAGAGCGTGTACGAGGCGCTCGGGCTGCCCTGGGTTGAGCCGGCGGGTCGGGGCGTGGCATGAGGAACATGAGCTTCTCAATGACCACTGAGGCGGTGCGCCGTCACGAGAAGACCGTCACGCGCCGCCTGGGCTGGTGGGACCTCAAGCCCGGCACGGTCCTGCAAGCCGTCGAGAAGGCACAGGGGCTGCGGAAGGGCGAGCACGTCAAGCCGATCTGCCTGATTCGGGTGGTGTCGCGGAGGGCGGAGCGACTCGGCCTGTTGGAATTGAAGACGACTGCCGAGGCTGTTGCCGAGACGGCCCGCGAGGGTTTCCCCGGCATGACCGGACCTGAGTTCGTAGCGATGTTCTGCAAGGCCAACCGCTCCGCGGGTGTCACGCGCGCCTGGTTCGTCAACCGGATCGAGTTCGAGTACCTGCCATGACCAGCGAGGTCCGCTTCCCGCCCTTCGGCCTCTTCTCGGGCGGCCGCCGGCCCGCGCTCAAACCCCAACGCATGGAAGGAGCCGGGCCCGCCCCGGCGGAAAGTAGGAGAACCATGGCCAGCGTCAAAGCTACCGTCACCGCGCCCTGCGCGAGCTGCGCGCACCAGCCGGTCTGCGATCGCCTCGGGAGCCTGGAGCGCCTGGCGGGCCAGATCAACGTCGAGAGCGCCCCGCTCCACGCGGGCCTCACGGTCGCCATCAGCGCCACGATCGACTGCGACGCCTACCTACGAGCAAGAGGCTCGAACACCCACGCCAGAGACGCCCAGGTCGCCGCAGAGCCTGCCGGGAACGCGGAAGCGGCAGAGACGCCCAGCGGCCGAGCCAAGCCCCAATACAGCCCAGAGACACTCCAGCACCTGCGGGACAACGCCGCGCGCAACCGGGCGAAGTTGGCTGAGCAGAGAGCGGCGGCCAAGCAGCTCAAGACAGCCGACTAGCCATGCACTTCGGCTCGCTGCCTCCCAACGCCGGCATCCGACCCTGGGTCCAGGTCGGCGAGCTCGTGCGCGATGCGCTGCCGCCGGCGCGGATCCCGCCGATCGACCCGTCAGAGGATCGGCAGGGAGTGGGCGCAGTAGGGCAGCCATTCGAGCCCTACAGGGAGGCCGCCGCAGGCGCGATGTCGGAGGCCTCGCTGATCCGCGCCCACCACGCATGCACATGTTGTCCACAGCCCGAGCGCATGCCCTGGGAGAGCTGGAGTCCCGGGCAGTGGGCCTGGTACAAGCGCCGCCAGCGGGTCATGGCCCAGCGCACGGCCCAACGAGAAGCTCGAGCAGCAGAAGCGAAGGGAGGAGCGGCATGAGCAGACCCCTGGTGTACATCGCGCACCCGCTCTCGGGCGATTGGGAGGCCAACATCGCGCAGGCGCGGCGCTGGGTCGCAGCCGCCTTCCGCGCCGGCTTCTATCCGGTCGCGCCCTACCTGATGTGCGTCGACGTCCTCCACGAGCCGGAGGACCGCGCGCTCGGGCTCGAGTACGACCTCGCCTTCCTCGAGATGGTCGACGCCCTCTGGCTCTGCGGGCCGCGGGTCTCCGAGGGGATGGCGGCAGAGGCTGCTCGAGCAGCGGAGATCGGCGTTAAGACGCTCCGCTTGATCGACCCTGCCGATCTCGAGAGCCTGGCAGAGAAGGGGGACGCCTGATGCCCTGGGGCCGCGTCGACGACGACTTCTACGACCACCCGAAGGTCAAGAACATGCCGGCCAAGACCCGGAACGCCGCCTGCGGGCTCTACTGGCGCGCGGTCAGCTACTCGAACCGCTACCTGACCGACGGCAAGCTCTCCGAAGCGGCCCTGATAGCCCTCGATGCCAGGCCCGAGGAGATCGAGGCGCTGCTCCTAATCGCTCCGGGATTCCGCGCTGGACTTTTCGAGCGATGCCGCATCGGCTACCGCTTGCACGACTTCTTGGCGCACAACAAGAGCCGGTCTGAGGTCCACGCCGAGCGAAAGAAGAAGGCGGAAGCCGGGCGCCTTGGGGGCCTCTCCCGAGCACGAAACCTAGCACAATCCAAGCACGGTGCTAGCGATGTGCCAGCCAAGCAAACGCCTAGCACCGTGCTAGAGAGTGCTTCAAGCAAAACCCTAGCACCCGGGGCTAGCCCCCGACCCGACCCGACCGAATCCGAATCTACTACCCCCAAACCCCCGCAAGCGGGGGCTCGACCAAGGTCGCGACGGGAGAACGGCGAGAACCCGCGGGCCAACGGCACTAGCCCGCGCCAGCTGGAGCGAGGGAGTCCCGAGGCGGACCGACGCACCCTACAGCGACTCGGCGAACTGCTGCCCAGACCCGAGCCTGAGACGATCGACGACTGGGCAGGCGAGACGTGAGCCGGTCACAGCCGTACTTCGACACGGAGCCCGACGTCGACGTGCCGCTCGAGCTGCGCCTCCAGACCGACTGCGGGATCTGTGGGCATCACGACGAGTTCGGCACCATCACCCTGCGCCTGGCCTGGTACCGAGACGACTCGGCGCCCAAGGCGGTCGCTCGCTGCCTGAACGTCGAAGCCTGCCGCAGCCGAGTCAAGGGGCGCTGGCCGCTGCTCGAGCGCGGCGAGAGCCCAGGTAGCCCCGGCCCGATGCAGCCATCCGAGACCCCGCAACCCGATGGACAACCCGAGAAGGACGACTGGATATGACTGAACTCACCGAGCCGTGCCGCCTCTGGACCGGCTCGACCAATCGCGGCTATGGCGCGACTTGGCACGGCGGCCGTATGGTCAAAGTCCATCGCCTGACGTGGGAGGAAGCCTACGGCCCGATCCCGCCGGGAAAGATGGTCTGTCACCACTGCGACACGCCGCTCTGCTACGAGATCACGCACCTATTCCTCGGCACCCAGCTCGACAACATGCGAGATGCGGCCGTCAAGGGGCGTACGACGTTGGGGAGTCGAAATCGGCATGCCCGGTTGTCCGCCGATCAGATAGCAGCCATTCGCTCCGAGGGCCGGCCAGGGCTGCACGGCAACATCGTCCGTCTGGCCGAGACGTATGGAGTGAGCCGTGGGCACATCACGCGCATTGTCAACGGGCAGCGCTGGCCCATCGAGCAGGAGGCAGAACGTGACGACTGGATCTGACCGCATCTTGGCGATTGACCCCGGCTCCGAGCAGTCGGCCTGGGTGACTCTGGCTCCCGGCATCGAGGGCCCCGACAACTTCGGCATCACCCCGAACCAGGAGCTGCTCGACAGCCTCAACCGCGGCCAGGCGAAGTGGGCGGACGTCGTCGTCATCGAGGAGATTGCCAGCTACGGCATGCCGGTCGGCCGCGAGGTCTTCCAGACCGTGCGCTGGGCCGGCCGATTCGAGGAGGCCGCCTGCCGCGACACGCCGGTCGAATACCTCCGGCGCCTGGCCGTCAAGACGCACCTCTGCCACTCGGCCAAGGCCAAGGACGCGAACATCCGCCAGGCCCTGCTCGACCGCTTCGGCGGGGAGCATGCGAAGGGCACCAAGCGCGCCCCTGGCCCGCTCTACGGGGTCAGCAAGGACGTGTGGGCCGCCTTAGCCGTGGCAGTCGCCTGGGCGGACGGCGCGCGATGACGACGATCGACCCCTCGAAGTGGCGCCAGGAGGCGGCTGAAGATCCGGTCAACGGCCTCGGCGAGTACCCGAGCGACGTCGAGCTGATGCGCATTGAGCACTGGCCGGCTGAGGCTGATTGGGATGCTCTCATGGCCTATCTCCAGGTCCGCTGGCGCTGGCCTGACTACTTCGTGGTTTGGGGCACCCGCAGACGCGACTGCAAGACCTGCACGCTCAAGCGGCGCTACAGCGTCAGCACGGGCGGTTGGTCCGGGCATGAGTCGATGCTCGCCTCGCTCGAAAGCAACGTCGACCACTTCTGGCTGTTCTGCTGGTACTCGTCTCGCCGCGGCGGGCACTACGAATTCAGGGTGCCGCCGAGGGACATCCGATGAGCCTCCCCAAGCACAACCTGATCGGCGGCTACTGCCCCACCTGCAACGGCTCGTGTCTCGTGGGCTTCGACCGGACCAACCGTGGCGAGGGCGATTGCACACGCTGTGGGCATGGCAAGCGAAGCCATCACAAGCCGACCCGGCGCGACCCGACCCACTGCTACATGCTCACCGGAGAGAGGCGGATGGTGCATCACGTCGTGGGCAAGATCGAGTACGACTTGGAGCAGCAGGACGCCTGCCCCTGCGAGGGCTTCACCGTCGCGGTTCTGCCCGAGGGCGAGCGCCTGGAGTTCGGCAAGCATCGGCTCCCGCAAGATGAGGCCGAGACGGCGCCAGCCTGGCCGCCGCTGCCATGACCGACCAGGCACCCGGCTGGATCTCCGTAGCCACGGCAGCGAACCTGCTGTCCGTGTCCCCGGACTTCGTGCGCCGCGAGTGCCTGGCCGGCCGTCTGCCCTACGTCCAGCTCGGTCGCCGTCTGACCCGAATCGCAATCGAGGACATCTATGCCTACGCCAATGCGCGGACACGGAGGGGCTATAATGAGAGGACACTACTAGCCGAGGATGGGTATGGGAACGTGCCGGATGTGCGGCGCCGAGGTCGCTCTCGGGCGTCGCTATTGCAGCCGCGAGTGCTTCCACGAGTGGGTCGCGCAGTCGAGCCTGGAGGGGTTCTGGGACCGGGTGCAGAAAGGGCCGACCTGCTGGGAGTGGAAGGGCGACCGAGGACACCAGAGATACGGTCGGATCTCGATCCGGCGGCGACACGAATACGCCCACCGCGTGGCCTGGGAACTCACCAACGGTCCGGTCCCGGCGGGGATGTGCGTGATGCATCGCTGCGACAACACCTGGTGCGTGAGGCCGGATCACCTGGAGCTCGGCACCCCCGCGGAGAACATGGGCGACATGAAAGCCAAAGGTCGAGCGCGGAGCGGCGGCCGTTGGAATCCAGGGTTGCCGAAGCTCACGATGGAAGCAGCGCGGACCATTCGGCGAGAGGCCGCGACAACGACTCAAGCCCAACAGGCGCGGCGGTTCGGCGTATCGCCGCGGGCCATTCAGCTAGTCCTGGAGGGCCGAAGCTGGAAGGAGCCGACGTAGGTGCAGCCGATACAATCAGCGCCACGGGGAGGTGTTCTGGTTCGCTCGCACAACGAGGGCAGCCTGTTCCGGCGCCGGCGGGGCGGCAAGTGGACGGCGGCCGTGTCGATGCCGGACGGTCGCCGCGTCGAGCGAGCCGCACCCTGGCACGACAACACGCGGGAGCGAGCCAAGGAGCTGCTGGCGGCTCTGCTCGAGGAGCGCGACGCCGAGCTCGTGCCGACTCGCAGGTTGACGCTCGCGGCGTATCTCCGCGCGTGGCTGGCTGAGATGAACGTCCGTCCCGCCACGATGCGCGGCCGCCGCTGGGCCGTCGAGTCGTGGATCATCCCGGCGATCGGCGACGTGCTGCTCTCGCGACTCGGTCCCTCGGCCATCGCCCGGATGCTCGAGGGGATTGAGCGACCGTCGACGCGGGCCCACGTCTACGGCACGCTCCGCGAGGCCCTGAACCGCGCGGTCGTCCGGCGCCTGCTGATCCGCTCGCCGATGGCCGGCGTCGAGCCCGTTCTCGCCCCGGCACACCAGGCGACGGTCCTGAGCGTCGAGCAAGCCCGGGCTCTGATCGAAGGCACCGCCGGCGACTGGTACGGCCCGCTCTGGACGGTCCTGCTGGCGACTGGCCTGCGGATCTCCGAGGCCCTCGGCCTGACCTGGGACGACTTCGACGGCAAGAGCATCGCCGTCACGGGGCAGCATCAGTTCCGCGATGGCGCCTGGGTCCTGGTCCCGACCAAGGCCGATCGGACGCTCGAGCGAATCGCGCTCCCGGCGTTCGCGTCCGCCGCCCTGGCCGCTCACAAGGTCCGGATGGCCGAGGCCCGCCAGCCGGGCTGGACGCACTTCGGCCACATCTTCGTCACGCCCGCCGGCGCCCCGCCGCACAAGGTGGGCGCCGAGCTCGACGCGGCCTGCGAGCGCCTGAAGTTGCCTCGGATCACGCCCCACGAGCTGCGCCACGCTTCGCTGACGATCCTCGCCGATGCTGGAGTGCCCGAGGACGTCAGAGAGCGCCGCGCCGGCCACGCCACCGCGACGATGGCGCGCAAGTACACGAGCCAGGCGGAGCTCGCGGATGTGGCCGCGGCCGAGGTCATGCAGCGCGCGATAGGAGGCCCGAAGTGAGCAAGGCGCCATTCGTTTTGCAGATTGTCGGCCAGAAGGGCGGTAAGACCGAAGCCCTCATTCAGCGAACCGTCGATGCCATCCGCGCGGCGATGCCATCCGAGGTGATCGTTCGTGGCGAGTTAGACCTCGCATGGGCTGAGGCTATCGCGCTGGCCGCTGAGAAGGGTTGGCGCGTCGACCGGATCGAATGGGGCGGGGACGAGGGGGACGACGGACCGCTGCGCGACGTATGGACGGCCTCGGCCTACAACCTCAACGGGCCGATTGGCCGGATCGACGCAGAAGGCCCCACCCCTGCCGCTGCTCTCCGTGCTTTGACCGCGAAACTGAAGGAGAGCCGATGATCGCCATGCTGGTCCTGGCTGCGGGCTGGCCCGTGCTGTTTTTGACCGGAGTGATCTTCGGCGCTTGGTTCTATCGCCGCGAGTTCATGCGGGCCAGTGCTCGACAGGGAGGCGAGGGATGAGCGAGGACATCACCGTGACCCTCCGCGCCATCGACCGCGCCTCTCCGATCTTGGAGATCATCGCCCGCCGCTTTCGGATGATGGCCTGGCGCAAGGGCCTCGGCCACCCCGTCCGGACACCCCGCATCATCCGAGCCCGGTAGCCCCGATGCCTGACCGCTCACGCATCCTCGGCGGCCTTCTGCGGGTAGTCCTGCGGGATGGGTTGCGACATTCCGCGCGAAAGGTTGCGCTCAACGAGGGGAAAGTGGAGCCGACACTCGGATTCGAACCGAGGACCTGTTGTTTACGAAGCAACGGGCGGCATGCTCGACACGCTCCCACTGAGCACGCTGGAGCCCCTGTAGGCCCCGTTCTCCCGCCTCGCTCTGCGTGCATTTCTGCGGGCGTGGCATGAGCGCCCTGCCACCCATCCCGGCCTACCCGGCCACGCTGGGCCTCCTGGCCGATGAGCAACGTCGGGCGCGGGAGAAGTACCGCCCGCTCGTCCTGAAGCTGCGGCCCGGCGAGCTGCTCGGCCTGGTCGACGTCGCCGTTGAGGAGCTCGAGCGACGCGGCAATGCCATCCGAGCGGAACGAGGCGCGGCCCCGGTCAGGATCGGCAACCGATGAGCGCCCCGACCGCCCGCGAGCTGGAGGTGCTGGCCGCCTCTCTTCGGCTGGGCCAGAAGTGCGCGGCGATCGAGCTCGGGATCTCGCCCAACACCGTCCGCGTCCACTCCGCGAATCTCAACCGCAAGCTGGGGGTCCACACCCAGACGCAAGCAGCGATCGCGCTCGGCTGGTTGGCGCTGCCTAGTCTAACTGGGGGAATAGTTTTGGCAGCTGCCCGCAGCTACGGTTTATAGCCGTGAAGGCCGTCACCTACCCGAAGGCAACCCACCCGGACCGCTCAGGCGGTGCCGACGCGACGCCGGACGGCTCTTCCCAGGCGGCTGGCCGTGACTTGACGGGCGCGGCCAGCAAGCCCCCTCGATCGGAGCGCCCACCGCACCTGTCTGCCTGCTCGGGGCTGGTGGTGACGTGCTGAACGAGATCCCGCTCCCCATCTGGGTGGCGGCCTTCGGTGTGCTATTTGGAGCCATCGTGACTGCCGCCGTGACGAAGGTCCGCGCCGACCGAGCCACCATCGAAGCCGCGACGGCGATCTCCGGCGGCAAGGGCCCGATGACCACGGGCGCCGCTCGCAAGGTCGTCAACACGAACGCCATGCTCAAGCGAGCGGTCGACGCCCTCCAGGCCTGCAACGACGCGCTCGAGGAGCAGCTGGGCAACGTCAAGGGGGAGCTCGAAGCCACGAAGAACGACCTGACGGAGGCCCTGCGGCGCATCGGCGACCTCGAGGGAGCCATCCGCGAGATGACCCGGGTGCGGGACTCCAAGCGCCAGCGCGTCTCGGACGCCAACCGAGACGTGCAGACATGACCGCCCTGGCCTACATCGTCGCCGCGCTGCTCGTTCTGCTCTTCCTGCAGCACCAATGGCTCCGACCATGAACGCCCTGCTCGCCCTGGCCATCATCGTCCCGGCCTGGATCGCGGCCGACGTCCTGCTGGTGGTCCTGCTCTACCGCCGCGGCCTGCGCGAGCAAGCCGCCACACGGGCAGCCAACCGCCGCCTCGTCCGCCGGGTGAAGCCATGACCGACGAGACATATCCTGGGGCCGGCGACTGGCCCCCTGACTTCCACGGCCTTGGCCGGATCCCGAGCCCCTTCGATCCCAACGACTTCCCGATCGCGCAGCTCTACGCGCTGCGCGGCATCGAGAAGCCGCTCGCGCTGCCGGCCGACTACACCGTCCCCGACGTGCCTCCGGTGCTCAATCAGGGCTCCACGCCTCAGTGCGTCGCCTATAGCACCTCGGAACTCAAGGGCCAGGAAGACCGGATAGACCAGGGCCAGTTCTTCGCCTTCGACCAGGCCCGCTTCTTCGGCCAGATCGGCGGGACCGTAGACGGGGCAGTGACGCGAGTCGCCTTCGACCAGATGCTGCATCTGGGCTACCCGATCGTCGGTAGTGTCGATGGGGCCAAGGACCACAAGATCGCGGCCTACTACGCCGTGCCAATCAGCGCGGCCGAGTGGCAGGCGGCCATCCTCGCCTTCGGGCCGATCGTCATCGGCATGAGCTGGGACGCCGCCTTCGATAACCCGCCCTCGAGCGGGATCCTCCGCAAACCGAGCGGCGTCATCCGCGGCGGGCACGCCATCCTGGTCATCGGCTGGACGACGATCGCCGGCGTCCTGTACTTCATCCTCCAGAACTCCTGGGGCACGGCCTGGGGCGTCGCCGGCCGGTGTTACCTCGCCGCGAGCTACCTCGCCCAGGTCGTCGGCGAGGCCTGGAAGGCCGTCGACGTCATCGAGAACCCACCCGCCCCGCCGGCCCCTCCGACCCCACCGAGGTCTGCCGTGAACATCACCCCCGTCATCCCGCCCGTCCGCCTGCTGGACAGCCGCTCCGGCCTCGGCCTCTCCGGCAAGTTCACCGCCCATGTCCCGCGCGCCGTCCAGATCGCGGGGCGCGGCGGCATCCCCGCAGGAGCCATCCTCATCGCCGGCAACCTGACGGTTGCCACCGCGGCGACGAAGGGCAACGTCTCGATCGGCCCGGACCAGGTCGCCTCGCCCACCACGTCGACGCTCAACTTCAAGGCCGGCGACGAGCTCGCCAACGGCTTCATCGCGGCCCTTCACTCGGACGGCACCCTCGCCCTGGTCCTGGGCGACGGCACGACCGCCGATCTCATCGTCGATGTCACCGCGTACTTCACCCCGTAAGGAGGCAACCGTGATCTCAACCATCCGCCACGCCATCCGGGCGGTCGTCGACTTCGCTCACAACGTCTACGCCGGGCTCCCGGCCGCCGCGCAGACGTTCCTGACGCTCGCCGTCTTCGCCCTCTTCGCCGCGGCCCAGGGCTTCAACTGGACGATCCCGGCCACCGGCGCGCAGTTTCAGGTCGAGCTCGCGGCCTTCGCCGCTCTGGCCTACGGCATCGTGGTCCCGCTCTTCCAGACCTACATCCTGCCGAACCTGCTGGCCTGGCTGATCGCATTCCTGCAGATCGTCCCCGAGGTCACCGTGGCGTCGATGACGACTCCGCTCGAGACCCTTGGCCGCAAGCCGCGCCGCACCGTCATCTGGAGGTCGGCCTGACGACGTCTGGATAGCGCCGCCGGCGCAACCCGAGCCTCCGCGAGTGCGAGTGGAGGGAGGCTCGGTCGGTCCCCTACTCGCGGGGAGTCAACTTGGCGATCGACACGATCGGCACCGAACAGGCGGGCGCGGACAAGCGCCCGCTTTCGGCTGCCTGGCGCAAGCCCCGCGACCCGGCCAAGCTCTGCGGCGCCAAGACCAACCCGCTGGTGGGCGAGCACCCCTGCCGCAACGGCAAGGGCCAACGCACCGACCATCGGGGGTTCGGTCAGTGTTGGTTGCATGGCGGCAGGGCCCCCAACAATCGCAAGTATGCCGCTCACGAGCAGGCGGTCGCCGAAGCGCTGGCCGCGTTCGCCGGCGTCCCACTCAAGAAGCTCGGCGAGGCCCTGGCGCGTGAGGCCGCGGCCCGCGCCATCGTCACGGAGACCCGGGATACCGAGCGCTTTGGGGCCAACGTGCGCGCCTTTGCTCAGGCATCCGAGCGCGCCGAGGGCTCCGAACTCACCGTGGAGAGCCGCCTGACCTTCCTGGCCGAACTGCCCGATGAGGAGCTGGAGGCCGCGATCGCTGAGGCGCAGCGGCTCATCGAAGGGGCGCGGAAGTCGTGATGACCTACACGCCGCAGCCCGCCCGTGACACCGCCCTGGCGATGATGCTGGCCGAGTGGGAGCGTCGCAAGCCGCCGACGTTCATCAACGAGCAGCAGGAGACCTTCTTTCGGTCAGTGGCGCCCGAGGTGCTCTACTCCGGCGCCTTCCGCGCCGGCAAGAGCCGTATCGGCTGCGAGAAGGCTTATTACCTGGCCCGCCGCTTCCCCGGCATCCCGATCGGCATCTTCCGCAAGACGGCGGCCAGCCTCGCCGCGTCGACGGAGCGAACGCTGCTCCATGACGTGATGCCGCGCGACTCGATCGCCCACTCCAACCGTTCGGAGCGCTGGTACGAGCTGGCGAACGGCAGCCGCATCTGGTTCTTTGGCCTCGACCCGGACCCGATCACCGGCATACCCAGCAAGGTCGGCTCGGTCGAGCTCGGCTGGGCGTTCATCGACGAGGCCGCCGAGGTCTCCAGCGGCGACTGGGAGATGGTCAAGGGCCGTCTCTCCTGGCCGGGTATCCCCTGGCACCAGCTCGCTGCCGCCACCAACCCGGCCAGCCCGAAGCACTGGCTCAAGATGCGCTTCACACCGCCCACGCCGGAGCGCGTCTACCTCCACGCCTCAACCTTCGACAACCCGGCCCTGCCGTCGGACTACCTGTCCGAAGCCGCATCGTCGCTCGACGACTTCCGCCACCGCCGGTACCACATGGGTGAGTGGGTCTCGGCTGAGGGCGTCATCTGGCAGTTGCCCGACGCGCAGATCCGCCGAGTGGATCCGCCATTCAAGCGCGTGGTCGCCGGCATCGACTGGGGCTTCGTCCACGCCTTCGCCTGCGAGGTCGTTGGGCAGACCGGCGAGGGCAAGATGGCCGTGCTGGACGAGGTCTACGCCAAGGGTGCGCTGCTTGAGCAGGATCTCGTGCCGCGTCTCCTGGCTCTCAAGCTCGCCTACAACGTCGAGACGTTCTACGCCGACCCGAGCCAACCCGAGTACATCGCCGCCGCCCGATCGCGGGGTGTGCCGATCGAGCCGGCCACCAACGACGTGCTTCCGGGTATCAGCGCCGTGGCCGCCGCGATCTCCGAAGGGCTGACGGTCTCGCCTTATTGCGTTGGCCTGCTCGGCGAGATGCCGGGCTATGTCTGGGCACCGGACAAGCTGGCCGGTGGGTTCAAGGAGGCTCCGGTCAAGGTCGAGGACGACGCCTGCGATGCCCTGCGGTACGCCGTCATGGCCCTTCGGACCAACACCTGGGGCAGCTACGGATCGGGGAACGCATGACGAAGCGTGCGATGTCCAAGCGCTACTGGCGCATGGAAGTGGAGTGGGTGGACTCGCACGTCTCGGACGGTGGCTGGCATCCATGCAGCTGGTACGTCAAGCAGAAGAAACACCGCCGCCCGGTGATGGTGTCAGCGGGCTTCGTGCTGGCTGATGACAAGACGGGCGTCATCCTCGCGAACAGCGTCGATCCCACCTACAACGCCGCGTGCGGAGTCATCCACATTCCGGCAGGCGCCGTCCTGAGTCGGAGGCGGCTGCGATGAGACGCCTGATCGCCCGACTGGCGGGCCTCGAGCTCTTCGACCGACTCATCCTGCTCTGTGCCGGATTCGGCGCCGCCGGGTTCGGCCTGATCTACGCCCCGCTGGGGCTCCTCTTCCTCGCGGCCGTCTCCGGAGTGCTGGCCGCTGTGATCGACCGGCGCACCCCGCCGGTAGTTGAGCCGGAGGCGAAGCCGTGAGCATCCTGGTCCCGCGCCGTGTCGTCTCCGCCCCCGAGAAGGCCGTCACGGGCCCGGGAGCTGCCGCGATGATGACGCTCCTGCCGTTGTGGAGCGCGACAGCGGCCGACCCCCATTCGCTCATGCGGCAGGCCCAGCAGGTCTACCTGAGCAACCCCTGGGTCTTCGCCGCCGAGGAGGCGATCTCCGGCAAGTTCGCCTCCACCGAGTGGCACCTCGAGGACCAGGACGAGGTCGAGATCGACGGCTCCTATCCCAACGAGGCCGCCCGCCGCTGCCTCGACCTCTTCGAGAAGCCGCAGGCCAACCTGGACGTCGGCTCGAAGCTGACTCGTCGGGAGTTGTGGCACCTCGTCTCGCGGGACATGGGCATCTGCGGCTCGTCGTTCTGGCTGATGGACCAGCAGGACGGACTCGCCGGTACCCCGCTCGCGCTGCTCTACATCAACCCGGTCCGCATGTTCCCGGCGGAAGACGCCCAGGGCAACCTCACCGGCTGGGTGCTGGACTACCGCCAGTCGCAAGGCACCGGGATCCCGCTGCGTCTCGACGAGGTCCTGCACTTCAAGCTCGCCCCGCCGATCGCCGGCCACTTCGGCATCGGCAAGGTCCAGGCGGCCATGACCAAGGTGTCCCTGTCCCGCCTCGCCGATGGCCACGCCTCTGACACGCTCGCCTCTGGCGGCCGGCTCGCCGGCGTGATTTCGGCGAAGACCGGCGGCTCGATCCCCGACCTCGTCTACCAGCAGCTGGTCCGGGACCTGCGAACGGTCGCCGATTCGGCCAACGCGGCCAAGAAGATGACCGTCATCCAGGGGCCCGTCGACTTCAACCGCACCGCTGCCACCCCCACCGAGATCGGCCTCCTCGAGCTCATGACCCAGAGCAAGGAAGACATCCTCGCCATCTGGGGCGTGCCGCTCTCCCAGATCGGCGGCGTCACCCCGGCCGGCCTCAACTCCGGCGACGTCCGCAAGTACGACGAGGCGGCGCTCCAGCAGAACGCCGTGCATCCCCGACTGGTCGCGTTCTGGGAGACCATCCAGTACCAGCTCGTCGATCGATGGCAGAAGCTCGGCGCGGACCTCCACCTGGAGCTCGAGGAGCCCGAATTCGACGACGACTCGCCCCGCTATGACCTCCTGGGCAAGTCGCAGACCCTGATGATGGACAACGACACCCGGCGCGGGCTGATCGGGATCGACCCCATCGACCCGAAGATCCTCGGCCCCTCGGGCGGGCCCCTGGGACTGGAATACTGGGTGCCGGGCACGCTAGTCCAGGTCTCCGGCAGTGCCACGGCGGCCCCCACTACCTCCCCAACTGAAGCGGCTCTGGGGCGCGTTCCGGAGAGCACCACCCCCGCCGCGTCGCTGGCCGCCGGCGAGACGTCGGCAGGCGGCTCAACTGGCAAGGCCGCGCCGATTCGCGTGAGCATGACCCGCCTACGGGCCCACGTCGAAAAGACGATGGAGCCGCGCCTCCGGGCCGCCGTGGCGAAGTTCCTCGATGCGCAGCAGGCGGAGATCGCCGCGAAGGTCCGCGCGAAGGGCGCGCACCTGGCCAGCAAGCCGGGCGACCAGGCGGCCTGGTGGAATGCCAAGCAGTGGGACGACCGGCTCCGGTCGGCGCTGCTACCGCACCTCGGCGGCATCGCCGGCGTCGTCTCGGCTCAGGTCAAGGAGCTCCTGCCGTCGACCACGGCGCCCTCGACCGGCAAGGCGCTGCCGCTCCCGGTCCCGGACGACGAGGGGTTCGTCGAGCGCGTCCTGGCATCCGTGCTGAACAAGGGCGGGGCGCGCATCACGAACATCAACCGGACCACTCGCGACGCCGTCCAGGAGTTGATCGACCAGGGGGTGCGCGATGGACTCTCCCCGGCAGCGATGGGCGATCTGATCGAGTCAGCCACGACGTTCGACGAGTACCGCGCCGAGCTGATCGGTCGGACCGAACTCATGACCGCCTACAACGACGCCGCCCTCGGTTCATACGGCGAGGCGGGCGTCGAGATGGTGGAGGCCATCGACGGCGATCAGGACGACATGTGCGCCGCCCGCCACGGCCAAATC